TAGGAATATTTGTCTTTAAAATTCTTCGTTTGAAATCATTTGGTCTTATTCTATAAGCTTGTTTCATCCAAGGTGAACTGCAAATATAACCATCATCTTCAAATCCCCAATGACAACCAACGTAATAGCGTTTATGTTTTTTATCATACCACAAATATACAAATCCGCGTTTGAAATTATTGTGCATAAAAAAATACTCCCAAAGTTTCCCTTGGGAGTATTTATATTATATCTTGGTTTATAAGTCAACCAAAATAGTATATTTTTCACATAAGATTATTGACCACAACGCGGCGGTAATAGACATTGGTATTGAATGCCAGGGCACCAGAACCAACTGTCAGACCTTGTGCGAATGGATTGGCTACCATGCCATAACGTGTCTTGAAACCAATCTTTGGCTGGAAGCTAGATTGATCGACAGCACGAACCATTTGCAGAGGAACATATGGGCAATAGAAGAGACCAGCATCGAATGCTGAAGAACCCTTATAGCCAACTGTCAGATAGTTACCACCAACGGCATATGGATCGATATAAACACGCAGGCGACCATTCAGAACACCAGCGAAAGTATTGCCGGTATCGTCTACTTGCAGATTGTTTGAGTTCAGAGCAGGAGCATAATCGAGAACACCAGCCATTTGCAGAGCGGAAGCTACGTCCGAAGAGCAAATAACGATGTTACCCTTGCCACGACGGGTTTGCTTAGCAATTTGGTTTGCTTCGCGTTCCAGCTGGAACATAAGACCCTTGAACTTTTCTACAGACCAACGACCGTTTGAATCGGTGTCAAGATCGAATACACCAGCGGTTGTTGTATTGTCTTGTGCACCGGCAACGGCAGTGATGTTGATTGTGCGAACAACTTCACGGTTGATTTCAGCCAGAATTTCAGCAGACAGAATATTTGCCAGCTCGGTTTCTGCATCGAGACCATGAATTGCCTTCAGGTCTTGTGCCAATTCCATTGTATATTCAGCCTTAAGGGCACGTGACTTAGCTGTTACAGTTACCTTCTCGATTGAGAAGCCCATTTGAGCAAATGCTGAACTTGCATCGTCGCCCAATACTTCGGCTTGTGCTGTTGACATAGCTGAACCTGTGTTATAGGTATTGCTATCTGTCATTGCAGAAGTATTCGATTCGCCAGGAATTGTACCAACAAACTTCTGACCAAATGTATTGGCGCCAGTTGTTACTGAAGAGAAAGTTGTATCTACTTCATTGTAGAATGTTTCACCGCCAGCCTTTGTGTTACCAATAGCAGATGTATTGCCAAGGGCAGCTGTATTGCCATAACGTGAACGCATAGCAAAAATCAGACCGGTTGGACCTGTCATTGGTTGTGTGCCAGCAATGTCATATGCAATCAGATTTGGCATTGCACGACGAACCAAGCTGATCAATACTGGATCGAATGTATCGATTGGACCAGCGCCGGCTGTTGAGCTAGAAGCACCCATACCATTGAATGCACCAAGGGAAGATGTTTCTGTCAATGTTTGATATTGACCGTGTGCTGTTGCTTCGCGCAAAGCCTTCTCGGTATTTTCAAGGACAACGGCAGTTACTGATCTGCGGTGTGCATCCTTGATTGCTGGAAGATCGGCATGCTCAAGAATTGGACCCCACTTCTTTTGAACTTCTTCTTGTAAAAACATTAGTTTTTCCTTTCTTTTAAGGTTATACTTATTTATAAATTATTACTTTTTAACTGTTCTAGAAATCGCCTGAACATAACGATTGACACTTGGATCAACAGGAATTGTTTTCATTTCAGTTTCATCTGTTTCAAATGTTTCTTCAACGATTGAATTCGATTGTGTTACAGTCGAAGCAAAATAAGATTCTTTAATTGTTTCCAATTTTGCCTTGAATGTTTCTGTATTTCCATCAAAAGCAATACCTTCGGCTAAAGAAACAAATTTTTCAGCCTGAGATACTGTCAATCCTTCTGACAAATCGTCGATCAGCATAGTCTTTTCCGCTTCTGTTATAACATTTTTCAGTTCGGTATTCTCGCTGATAGTTTCATTGAGAGCTTCTTCTAATCTCTCAATTTTTTGAGACATGGTTTCAATTACATCGACCTTATCTTCTGGAACATCGATATAATGTTCAGCAAATAGACCCTTCAAACCGTCGATAAATTCACCCATGATTTCATTACGAAGCGCTGATTCTATGGCAACTTCATTTTCTTTCATCCAATTTTCAACAACATAATCGAGATATGTGTTGAGATTCTTTTCTACGGATTCCAAAATCTGTGCAGTTTCATCTTCCAATTTCGATTCATATTCTTCTTCTATTCTTGAAATCTCTGCCATAGCGCGAACATTTACTGCGGCTTCAAATAGAGTTGTTGCCTTGTCCTTGAATTCTTCTGAAAGTTCTTGACCAACAAACATTTCCTCTACATCTTCCTTCATCGATTCGCGAGAGGCAAGAGGATTATTTTTATGATCGAGCTTTGGCATAGGATCATTGGCAGATGCACCACCTTTACCAACAGCATGCGACGCTTTCATATCCAACGAATCTTCATTGCTCTTTTCATTGGCATGACCAGGAAGATGCGAGGCTTCCTTACCAATAAGAGCCATAGCATCGTCATACCACTTTACCAAATCGTCCTTGCTCATTGCATGCATTGCGCCAATCATGGAAGCAATGTGCGAATGCTTTGACTTTGGATCGTCGCCAGCAGGACGTGAATCTGGATGAAGAGTTGCCATAGCAATCGAATCTTCGTTTACAACACTCTCTGTTCTTTTCTTAGGCATTAGAGACTTCTCCTTATTATTTCTATTATTTATATAATTATTGTTTTTGACGATATTTTATGCATAAAGTTTTCAAAAATACCAAGCTTGGTTCTCTCGATATCGTCCATGGACAATTCCTTAAGGATTTTCTTTGTCTCATGCAATTTTTCTTGATACCAAGTATCTTTTAAAGCATCATAAACCCAATCTACATTTTCCATAACACCCTTTACAAATGCTTCTGGCGCAGATGGATCAGCTACTATATCTGCGGCTGTTGCTAAATGAAAATCTGGTTGAACTACCATAACTCCATCGTCATCAGGTTTCAAGGAACCCATACCACGAGACGATACACCGAGAGATGCGCCTGATTTCAATAATCCCTTTGCAATATTACCCATTGGAGTATCGGTAAGTTTAGCTTTGCCAATGAAATTGTTTCCATCTTGTTTTAAATGCGTTATAAGATGCGATACTCTATCGAGATTTATTTGCGGACCAGACGGATGGCCAAGTTCACCATATCCTCTATTATGCTTGATATGAGAATCGTTGTATTTATTTACTGCGGATTCTAAAACGGGCAATCTATAAATTCTACCGTTTCTATTAGGTGTTTCTGCCTGCATAAAGATACCATGAATATAATGATCTCTGGTGCCATCTTCTTTGGCTTCAGAAATATATTCGATATCTTCAAATCTTTCTGTGATAAGTTTCATTTTAGATTCCTGACAATGCTATCCATGAATTTGGATAATAAAAATATATTCTAGAATTTGCAGCGCCGTCAGTTCTTATATACATAGAACCCGTTACTGGTATTCCTGATGTTGAAGAAGATACACCAGTAACATGATTTGTTGCAGGTGCACCAGTTCCAAAAGCTATAGTTGGTGATGATGTATTGCTTCCTACAGCAAAACTGTTATTTGAAACAGAAGCAACTGCTGGCAATTGAACCGAAGCTTTTACAGACATATATTAAACTCCAACACCTGGCGTAACATAAATTTGCGATGTGCCGCTGGCAGTTATAGCAGTTATATATGTATTAGACGGGAGAGATACAATTTCAAGAGTTCCTGGCAAAACTGGCAAACAAGATGCAGATGTTGTTACTACTATTGCATTGTTATTTGCTATAGTAGTATTCGACCCCCATCCAAGAAAAACAAGATTTGTTCCAGAATTGAATATTCTATATTGACAAAAACTAACGTTATTTGCAGAAGATTGAACTGCTTGAACGGGAGTAGGTGCTTGTGTATTTGCCAAAAATGTTACAGTATTGCCAAGCGGTACAAATGCTCCTGAAACAAATGGTGTATATATTGATGACATTTTATTCTACCTTATACATTTCTTCCAGTATTTACATCGACAGAAAAATTTGGATATGCCGATGGTACCATGCCAGAAGAAGGATCTATTCCACCATTGTATGGGGCTGTCTGTTCATCTTCTTCGTGTTCATGATTTCTTCCATAAAGCAAATAATCGTGAATAGAACCGATATTGTCTTTTGCAACTGCTATTTTGGCTTGAATCCATGGTTCAATATGCATTGTTTCAGGCATATTCATCAAAAGATGCGCCGCTTTATTGACAAGAGCTTTAAGTTCTGTTTTTACCATATCTATTTCTTCGTCGGTATCGTCATGACCACCAAGCAAAGGTACTGCTAAATCTTCTTTTATTTTCTTAGGCTTTTCAGCAAGATATTTTGGATTTACCGATGAACATTCATTTAGACCATGCAATGGACAAGGAATACCTTTTGGTGTTCCGTTGCACATAGCAGCTTCATATACTTTTTTATCTTCGCCTTTCTTATGACCATAAAATTTTTGTTTTATTTGATCGTCAAGACTATATTTAACATCTGTTCCTTGATAAACATCGTCTTCATTGCCAACTCTATCATCATGCTTTTCTACTGAATGTTTTGCAACAAATTTTTGCTCATCGCCAGATTTAGGTGCATAATCGACTCCTGGGTCTTTACCAGTAGAACCAGATTCTATCTTTGATTTTTTTACACCATCCAATATATTTTTAAGCGATTTAGGCATCTAATTCTTCCTCCTGAGAATTCGAATCGTTACCAAACATAGATTTTGCAACTGATATTTTTTTATCTGCAATTGCTTCACCAACCCTAGAAGATACAATACTTCTAAAAGCTTGGTCGAATTCATACGGTTTTTGACTCGAACTGAAATTTATAAGATCAGCAACTTTATATTCTATTTCTGTCATTATTTATATTCCTATTTATTTTTTGCAATAACTTGAAGCGCAGACCTATAATCTGCTGTATCTTTAAGCGTTCTCAATTTAGGATTCATGGCCGATACTCTATCGATAGTAGCTTGTGCTTTCGATTTTCTTTCATTTGTGGTTGCTTCGGACGGTTCATTTGTAGATGCACCAGAGGCATACAAATTTTGATCAGGCTGTTGATCTTGATCTTGTTGTTGATTGGATTGATCTTGATCCTGTTGTTGCATCATCTGTTGTTGCAATTCTTGATTGATCCATCTAGGATCTCCAGAATTTTCTTCTTCTTCCATTTTCGAATCTTGTTCTTCGATATCTTCTTTGGATTGATGCAATATGGTTCTTCTAGCCCATTCATACGAATAATATTTACCAAGCAAATTTCCTTGTTCGAATGACATCAACAATTGTGCTCTATTTTGAAGTATTTCAGTATTTTTAAGTTCTGTGAAATAATTGTCTTTTGCATATTCATATTTTATTTGAGAAGATATTTTTTGCCAATCTTCAATCGACATAATACCTTTCAAAACAACCTGTTTTTCCAATATCTGAGTAAACAACGTAGAAAATCTAGAACGCAATCTTGTGATAAACTTAGCAAATTTTACTTCATCTCTTGTAACTTCTGTTGCTCTACCCAAAGAAAATAAAGCATCGGAATTCAATCTATTTACAGGAACATTGAGAGTTTGATATAATTTTTTTTGAAAATAAAGAACATCGTCCATTTCACCAAGAGTTTGACCGCCTGGCAGAGTAGTTACTTCTGTTCCTCTTCCACCCTCTCTTCTTGGTAACCAGTAGTCCTCAAGCATCGTATTTTTAGTATAGACACCTGCATCTAGAAGATATGTGTGATGACTGTGATATGTTTCCTCTAAGTCAACAGTTATACAACCAACATCGATTTTTTCATTCAACCACTCAACAGAAATTGCCTTATGATTTCTTAATTTTTCAGCATGATAACCATGAGAGCCAAATTTACCCTTTATGTTTGAACGATTTAAGTTCAATTTGTGATCTCTACAAAATTTACTTAAATTTTCTACAATCTCAATATTACCATGCTGATCAATTACTTTCCAAGATTGACATGGCACAGCAATTCTATTCTTTGCAGATTCGCTGAGCAATTGGCGCCATTCATTAGAATACTTTTTTGCAGTCGCCTTCTTTAATATTCTACCACTATCATTTCTTAATCTATAATCAAAAGTTTTACGATATGATCTCCAATCCTTATAACCGTAATTGCATGAAATTCTTGCAAGATCCTTATAAGTGAATTTTAAAGAATTCACATCACGATTTTTAGGATGTCTGTCTGAATTGACCAATTTCCAGTTTTCAATATCAGCATTAATATTTACATAATCGATTGTTTCTTTCATAGTCATCAAAGATTTTGCTGCGTGAGCAACATTTTCTAAAATATTGTCTGTGTAAATTACATTTTGAATATTTCTGTGATAATTTAGATGATCCTTATGATTCATCATAACCAAATTGATTGGTGAATTATTGAGTCGATTGAAATCCTTATGATGAATTACACGCTTAGGTCTAGAAGCATATTCGTCCGAGAAGATAAATTCTTCCTCAAGATTATTATCTTTCTTCCATGCTGCAACTTCTCTATGTGTGTATTCCCAAGTCTTAGTATCATTCTTGAAAATTTGCTCATATTCTACACCATCGGTGGTTATTTCCTTCATCCTGCGATAACCTGGAATGATGGACTCTCCTACCAAATCTTTTGCTTCAATGAAACCCTTTCCCCAGACTGGGAATTTATGATCGGGCGTACAAATTACACTCTTTCCATTATCGAAAGTTACCTTTACTACTTCACTATTACGTTTAGTTACACCTGCCCAAGATACTGGACCAGGTACAAATTTTCCTGTAATAGGATCACAAGAATACACCCAATTCTGTTTACCGGATTTGTATTCTGATGTGATCTCATCGAGAGTTAAAGTTCTACCATCTAGAAGAGGAATCTTCGTATCCATAGAATAACACATAAATTTTCTATCATCTCTAACTTCCCCAGTAGCGCCATCATAAATCAATCTATTTTTATGTTTGACCATAACGTCCCGAACATATTGCTCGGCTTTCATTTTTGGTAAATTGCCTACATCGATATACCATATTCTACGTTCTGGCGCTCTAGCCAATCTATAAATTACAAGCGCATCTTCAAGAGTTCTTAACTGATTGAGAGCTTTGATTCCTTTATGAAGATATGAAAGAACCATAGTTCCTTGTGTATCTGTAAGACCGGATACCGTATGAACTATAGAATCTTTAGCAATTTTCAATCCAGTTGTAGAAGGTCCTACTGATTTATTGCCATAGTTGAAGCCCTTATCGTTGAATATATAATATTCATTTTGAACTTTGGGCACAACAGATTCAGAACTTTCGCCGCCTGGAACTTTTTTCTTAGTTACTTCACGAATTTTTCTAATTTTTCTTGGATCGACATATCTAAGTTCTTTGATGCCAGATTTTATATCTTTATCGTCTATAATAACATGATAATACAAACGACCATCTATATACCAACGGCGAAACGTTTCATATGCAAATTTATTGAAATTCAATAATTTAAGTGTATTTGAAAATTCTTCAGTTATCAATTTTCTTATTTTATCGGATAAAATATCGTCTAAATCGTCTAAATTGATATCAACTATATCGGATTCAGCAATCTCTATACACTCATTTGTTATTTCATCTACAGCAGCATCTATTTCTGGTTGCAATGACATTTCTCTATATTTGGTAACAAGTTCGGCTTCTGTTCTTACAGTTCCATCAAGATCGACATATGTTCCATAAGAACCACCGGCTGCAACAACTACAGCGCCATCATCTTGTTCTTTTGGAGCAAATGATGGTGCCGTATCGGGTTGTTCTTGTCGTTTGAATTCGAAACCAAAAAGTCTCATATTATATTATTTCTTTTTTTCAATTATACTATTTGTGAAGCTTGATATGAATTGGATTGAACAGGCGTATTTGCTGGCATCCAATAATCATATGCGAATTGTACTTGATATTGTTGTATTTGATCATTTGTGCTCCAATCTACCCCCATAGCTTGTACAGTGGTTGGATATATTCCAATCATATTATAAGTTGCAAGAATAGAACCATCCTTTTTATACGATGTTATATAAGCATCTTGTTTATAACTATTATTATTAGAACCAGCGATAAATTGAGATATATCGCTAGTGCTTCGTATATTACCTACTGGAGAATTTATCAAAAATGACCATGATTCAAGCGCATCTCTAACCACATAATCTTCATCGTTCATAATAGAAACAGTCCAATCTTGATATACTCTATCGCCAGCCAATTTTATTTTTCTACCAAAATAAGATACTGGAATAGAGCCAACGGTGGCTTCCGGTATAGATGTAGCACTACAAGTAAATTGAAGTCTGCCAGTTGGTGAAGAAGTTACGCTTGCTGCTGAATTATTATTGGAAGCAAGCGCAGGAAAAATTATAACAACATCGAAAAGCGAAGGTCTTACACCACCGCCTATAAGACCCTGTGAGAGAAATGAATTTATATTGAATGCCATTGTTTTGCTCCTATTCTTTTATATATTTATTAGCCAGATACAATGGTATTGAATTGAACACCAGTTGGAACAGCAACGAAATTCAATTGAATATAATTGATGGAACGATTTGGTTTGATATAGATATCCCCAACAAATTGATTTGCATCGATTACAGCAGGAGGATTATTGCTCTCGTTGCATACAACCGAGAAATCTGTAATACCTCTTCTACCTTGAACTGTTCTCAAATATGGTGTAATCAAATTGACAAATTGCGAACGTGTAAATGCATCGTTGAATTCAAAGAGATAATATCTAGAAGCAATAGAAATTGCTTTCTCAAGAACAATGAACAATCTACGAACGTTGATATTGCTAAATGCTGAAGGTGCAGGATTTGCTGTTTTATCTCCATAAAGTATAGTTCCTTGACCAGGAAATGTTACTAATGGATTGATAGCATTTGGATAAAGAATATCGCGATCCGCTTGTGTTGGATTCCAACGCAATTTTACAATGTTTTTAATTTGTCCACGATTGAATCCAGCTGGTGACCACCATGGATCGTTTGTTTGATCTGTTCTAGCACAAAGTCCTGCAACGTCTCCGTTTGAAGGAACATAGCGATAAACATCGTTATAACGATCATACATGTATTTGTAACCGCTATCCATTACAGCATATGTGGTATCATGGACTGTTCCTGCCCAACCAACCAAAGATTGTGCTATATTTGTTTGATTTTGAACTACAACTTGATCGTCTGGCGTGATGAATACTACCAAATCTTTTCTGACTGTAGCAATATTGTCGATGAGATAATTTGCCAATTGGAAATTATTGTATGTGCCAGAAGAACCACCAACTGGTTTTCCTTGCATCAACAAAGATACTGGTATTGTTGTATCTTTATACAAATCATATGCATTTGCCAAATCTACAAATTGATTTGTGCCCATACTGCTTTCGTTCGAACCATCGGTGCCGCCAACCATTCTCAATGTAGCTGGTGCTTGATTTGTAGAAGATGCCAACACATTCGAATTAGCCGATGCTGCACCACTTCTATCGTTTGCAAACCAAACATATTTTGAATTTTGATTTATAACTGTCTTATAATAATTTGGTGTACCATTGGTATTCTGTGCATCTACCGCACGCGATACATTATTGTATACTTCCAAAACTTGTCCTTGAACACCAGTGAAAAGACCTCCCTGATCCGCTATAACTACGCTCATAGTATCGATAGCTGAAGTATTTCCATACTGTTGAACCCATTGAGAAGTAGTTGGTGCCGATACAAGACCGGCATATTGCCAACCACGCGTCAATGTAACAACCGAAGAATTTCCATTGACTGTAGTGTTTGCAGCAAATGCAGTCGATTTCAAATAATTCGAAGTAAATCCAAGAGTAATGTAACCGCCTGTAGCATTCGATGTTTGTGTTATCGAATTGATTTGCAAATTTTGAGTACCAATCGTTGAATTGCCAACTGTTACAATGTCGCCATTTGTCAATGCAGATTTTACAGTAGTTGCATAAGTATTTGCATCGGCTGCCGTTGTATTTGCAGTGAAGGAAAGAAGGGCAGAATTTGAACCGATTGCAATGTTTATGCTACCATTTACTGCAACTGTTGCATTGGAAGACATAAGATTTACCGTTGAGCTATATGCGTTTGTGCTGTCGCAAATGCTAATTTGCAAAGAATCGCCGATTGCGCCTGGATATCTGGCAACAAAAAGGGCATTTGGATCCAAAGGCTTTCCTGTTACACCATTTGCATAATAATCGGTTGCGCTCTTTACTACGCAGTTGGAAACATTGGCAGTAGAAACGTTTGCAACAGCATTGAAAGCTGCTACAGCCGTGTTTGTAGTATTTGCAGCACGAGAGACGAAAAGAGCTGGACTATATGCCAAAAAGCTCGATGCTGTCATAAATGTTTCAGGATTCAACGATGTAGGTGCGCCAAATTTATTGACAAGATCGGTTTCACTTGTTACAAGTGTTGCTTCGCCGATGGGGCCCCATGGAAATACACCAGCAATACCACCAACAGTAGTGGATACTGGAGGAATTGTTGTTGTAAGATCAATTTCCGATACATTTACGCCTGGACTTACTTGAATTGCCATTAGTCTGTCTCCCTATAAAAATGGTTTATTTTATATTTTAGATATATTTATAAAATTTCGATTTTCATTAGTGGTTCCCCCATCCGGACTTGAACCGAACTCTGATGCTTACAAGGCAACTGCATCGCCGTCTATGCTTTGGAGGATCATTTAAAACTTTAAAACTGGTTGCGGAGGATGGAATTGAACCATCTGGGCCGTAAGGCGCGAGCTTATGAGACTCGCAAGCTACCGTTACTCTCTACTCCGCAATTGTTCTGGTGGAGACTAAGGGAGTCGAACCCTTGTGAATAGCTTGCAAAGCTACCGTAATCCCGTTATACGAAGTCCCCAAATTCTTTACTAACTAATATTATATATTACAATAAAACAAATGTCAATTGGTGGATGAGGTAGGGATCGAACCTACTGTGCCAGAGGCGGTGATTTACAGTCACCTGTCCTACCATTAGAACATCTCATCCGTTAAATTTTAATAATAAAATTCTATCAACATCCGCGAATTTTGGAGTTAGCCGCGAAACTATCCTTAACCATTGCGAGACTTGTCTTAGGCTTCGATGATGGTCCATTGATGCCGTGTAGTTAATACGTCTATTAACGATACGTCTGATAGAATTCAATTATTAAAACTGGCGCCCCCACGGGGTTACGATCCCCGACCTCAGCCTTGACAGGGCCGTGTTCAGACCACTAAACTATGAGGGCAAATTCTTTTTGGTAGGGGCACAGAGAATCGAACTCTGGTTGATGGATTAAAAGTCCACTGTATTACCACTATACGGG